CTTGTTACACGAACTTGATATGTAGGTAGTATAATAACACTAGTTCTACCTTTTTCTTGTTCAGCAATGGCCTTTCTAGCCCATTTAGTAACACCTCCTGTAAAAGGAGGATTAACATAATTACAATTACCCCACTCAACTTCTAAACCATCAAACCCTTCAGGCCTAGGATTAGGACAAGGATCAAAATCAAAATTAAATCTTTTATCTAATTTATTATAAAGATCAGGTGGAGTAGCCCAATAAAGTTTTTTACTAGTTTCATTCCAAGTTTCATTACTTATTTTTAACATTTGTTGCATTAATTAATTCCTCATATTTATCTTTGTATTTTTGTTTAATTTCATCAAGCTCCTGAATAGACCATCTTGTTTCAGCAGGCTTTCTTGATATAAAACATTTATCTTCAAACCATTCTTTACCAAACTTATCTATCATAATAATAGCATATTCAGATAATCTACCACCATGTATACAGTTACACGCTTGACACTGTCCATTAACTAAATCTTCATCAAATAAAATATTCTTTGATCTACCAGCAATAGCATGACCTGCTTGTAGTGTGTTAAATCCCGGGTGATATTGTGTAGGTACTGAATCTTTACACGTTATACAAATACATCTGTCTGTTGTACCAGTTGTTGCAAGAGAATCTCGCAAGCGAATATATTTAGAGAAAGCATCCCATGCACCTTTTTTAGCAGACTTAATGGAACGCTTTCTCTTTTTAGCCATTAGAAAGGAATTTCTTTTTTAACTACATCGTTTTCTGCATTCACTTCTTCTATAAAGAGTTTGCACTTTTCATACAAGAAGTCTTCTTGATCATCCCAATTCCACTGACCATTAGCACGTTGCGTAGGTGGTGGCATACCATTAGGATTATCTTTTGTGTATGCTGATTTAACAGTCTTACCATCTTGTTGAAGATACATGAATGCTTTACCATCACTTGCACCAAGTATAAATGTAACAGGTGCTTTTATATCTAGATTAGGTATACGCTTAACAAACTGACCAAAAAATTGTGAATTTACTTTTATTTGTAAATCATACTTTTGATCGTCTTCATCAATTAATCCAAGAATTAAGTTTGTACCATACTGACTTTCTGACATTTCAGCATTAACTATCAAGTTGTTAGGAAGTGCATTAGCACGAGCTTCTCTAACTTCTTTACCTTTGTTTGGTCCAGCAGTTAATTCTCTGACTGTTAAGGAAGTACCAGTTGGTGCATCTTCACCCTCTGATAATCTTTGATTAAACTGACCACTGTTAATATCAATGATCTTACCATACTCTTTGTTTCCTAGACTCATTAGTCCCATATGTTTCTCCTATGTTAATGTTTCTCTAATTAAAGACAAATAATTATCTATTTATTACTATTTGTCAACAACCTATTTATCAATACTACAAATGCTTTTGCTGCTACTTGTGGTACTACTCCATTTCCAAGAAGACGCAATCTGTCCACCCTACCTGAAGACCCATTAGTTGTTCTACCCAACTTGGATTTAACACGAGGCTCTTCCCATTCGTGTTGTTGTTCGTTTGGTCTTGCGACTGATTGTACATCCCATGGACTTGTTCTCCCATATTGTGTTTCCCTCTGTCTGTCATTGCTGCTCGACTGTCTTGTTCTTTCGGTGTTCCCCAATTCTGAAATACTTTTGCTGGAAGATTTGTGTTCGCTTTGTCCATCCCTAGTCTTGGTTTCATATTTGGTGTGTCTTTCCAATCTCTCGCTGCTGGTGTCGGAAAACTCTGAAGCTGACCTTGTCTTGCTCTCTTCGTTAGTGAATCTTGATTCTCTGTCTTCCCTCCACATATCTTTGTTCCCTCCTCTGCCATTGGTGTCGGAAATGTTTCCACTGCATCCTTCAACTTGACTGACCATTTCTCGCCTTTCTTGTTCTCTCTGTAAAACTGACCTGTCTTGCTGATCTTCGCTTGTACTGTTCCTCCCTCTGCATCCGATGTTCTCGGTGTCGGATAGTTGATCACATCTTCCCGAAGATTCTTGCATCCTCCTTTGTTGGCTTTCTCGCTTCTCTCTTCTGGCTTTCTCACTACATTCAAATAATCCATTGTGCTTGGAGTAGCCCATGATAAAGACTCTTTTTCTCTGATGAGGGAAGCCAACTTCACTCGCTGAGAATATTCCTGCCTCTGCTTGATAACCCAATCTTTCCAAGTCTGACAAGACATATTGGAGAACTGATTGTCCATCGTGGGTTTTGCTACTGATAATTCCTTCAACATTTTCGAGGAAAACAATTCTTGGTTTACATTCTTCGATTCCTCTACTGAAGTATGGATATAAGTGTCTAGGGTCATCAACTCCTTTTTTAGCTCCTGCATTACTGAAACACTGACAGGGAAAACCTCCTGATAAGATGTCCACTCTTCCACAAAACTCTTTGTATGGGAAGGTCTTAACATCCGAGTAGATAGGTGCTGCATCCAACTGTTCGCTTTCCATCTTCGAAACCAAGTTTGCGATTGCGAAGGCTTCGATCTCCACATAAGCGATTGCTCGCAAGTTTGGTAGAACTCTTTCAAGTCCGATTCCGATTCCATCATAACCTGCACAGAGTGACAAGTGTGTAATTGCTTTGGTAGTATCCACATTACTCCTCCCAATTTTTATGTCTAAATGTTTGTGTTGATTTATCAAAATATAAAGTAGCTACTGGAGATAATCCATTACGATTCTTCTGCCATTTACAAACTACTAAATCATCATTAGTTTCGTGATCTTGATGTATTGTTTTTCCATTCACATCAATACCTTCGTATGGCACTGTATGTAAATAAAGTATTACGTCACATAAGTTTTCTATATTTCTACTATACGCTACCAATCCTTCGGCAGATGGATGTGCTAATAAAAATATTGGTATCTTAATATCGTTTCGTAAATCTACTAACTGTTGAATAAAGTAATCATACATAGCAGTTCTGTTTGTAAAGTTTCTACCACCATCATTTATACATAAAAGATTATCAATCATAATACAGTCAGCACCATTTTTCTTCTCTGATAAGGCCCATGCTCGTATCTCCATAATATTCATAGACCCATCTCTTATATTTAAACGTAGGTCCTTGAGTTTTTGTGAAGCCTGATTAACTTTTTCTTTTTCATTATCAGTCATAAAACCTCTAGTACGAATGGTATATGTATTTACTTGACCAAGATGTGCTATAAATCTACCAACTAATTCTTGTTTAATCATTTCAATAGATGCAAAACTACACTTCATACCTTTCTTGTGTAGATAACATATATATTGTAAAAGCCAGGCAGTTTTACCTGTTGATCTAGGTGCATGAATAATACACACTTCACTACTTAATCTTGATAGTTTTAGATTCCAATCAGTAAATGGCCAATCTAAATGACCAGTGTTACCTTCTTCTGCATCTTTAACCCATTCATCACATATCTTATCCATACTGTAATTTTGATTAGATACAGAATACCTCACTAAACTGCTTAAAACTCGATCTGAAGCACTTTCTCCATCATAAGCTCTTCTTATACCATCTTCATATACATCGATCTCTTTTCGAAGATTATAAGTTCTTATTATATCATCTCTGTAACTTTGAGAATGACATGGTACAATGTCACTTCTTTGAAGATTAAGTAAATATTTCTCGCCACCACATTGATCAAGTATTTTTTTATCTTGTAAATAATTTTTAACAGTTAATGCATCCATATCCATATTTTGTACATACATTTCTTTTAATGCATCCCAAATACACATATGTTTTGATTCATAGAAATAATCTTTTGTTAAAGATATACAGTTCTTCATTCTTGTAGGGTCAAGTAATACTGACCCAATTAGACCTACTTCACTAGTCTTGCTGTGTGGTTTTTCATTATTCATTTTATGATTCCTTAAAAAAAACTAACCAATGTGATTTACCACCTTTACCTGACCTTTGACCAAATAAAGGTTGTTTACTAAAACAATTTACAACTTCCCTTATCTTAACTTGATGGTCGTGCCATTTAAATATTAAAGTTCCTTTTGGTCTTAACACTCTCCAACATTCATCAAAGCCTTTTGATAAATCATCTTTCCAAGTATCCCAATGTAAAGTTCCATATTTTTTTGCCATTACACTTCTATCTGTGGATATACCTTTATTAAAAATATGTGGTGGGTCGAATACAATTAGACTAAATGATTCATCAGGTAAATCTAAATTTCTAAAATCCATTACTAAATCTGGATTTACTTCAAAATTAGGCTGCCATTTCTCAACAATACCAGCACCTTCTCTTCTTTTATCTAAATATAATGTATTCTGATTTTTTTTATCAAACCAAAACATTTTACCACCACAACACACATCTAATATTTCTTTATCAAACATAGATGTCCCAATTATCATTGTTGAAAAACTGCTCATCTTTAACATCAACTTCTACCCAAACTTTAAACTCACGAAATTCACATTCTTCAGTGCTTGGATGATCATACCAATCTTGATGTATACCATTTCGTTCACACAGTTCTGTTGCTTTTTCTTGTTGATCCATTCTTCTTTCATTATCATCTATACACGATTGACTCATATACTAATCCTTTCTACTTTTGTTTGTTCCACTTGATCTTCCCAAATACGATTTGCAGGATTTATCCAACCTTGAAAATCCTTTCTAAATTTATATTCTCTGCTTTGAATGTATGGTATAATTTTATCTTGTATAGCTAGTTTATCTTCTTCAGATAATTTGGACCAATAACGCAAAGCAGTTTTCCTATTACCCTTTCTACCATACATGGCCCAACACTCATCAAATAATGTATCTGTTTTAGTATCTTGTTTAGTATATGGTATAGGTTGTTTATTATTTAACTTTCGATTGTTTAATTCTGAACATTGGATAGTGTACCATTTAGTTTGATCATAACCAACCTTATTAAAGTTCCCAGATATAATAAGACCTTGTTCTTCCATCTCTCGAAGAAGTCTACTTATTTTCTGCCTTGACCAATATGGATAATGTCTTGCCATGTCAGAGGCTGATTGAAACATCCAAACCTTATCATCATGTTCATGTGTATCTTTACCTTCATTTTGATTTATCCAAAACCTAATATGCTGAAGGAGTATAGCCTTATCTAAACCATACTCCACAGCTTCCTTAACAATAAATGCATGAGCTTCAGCCGACATCAACTGTCCTCCTTATGTGACAACATTTAATATCATTTACATCTCCAATTGTTTTAAAAGAATAATAAATAAAACATCCTTTTCCTATTCTTTTACATTCTTCAGCACACCAGGCCTCATAATTTTCTGCATTGTGTGAATTTGGAAACACTTCTGTACAAGGATATTCATCGGTAATTTGAATACTACCTTTTACATTAACACCTTCATTGCTTAATCTTAACATTTATCTTCCCTTACATATAATCAAACACGACTGATATACTTTTTATAGAATCATCTTCGTGTCGTAGTATTCTGTTAATTTTACCATGCACTGTCATTTTATTACGAATGATGTCAGTAGTCACAAAATCACGAACAACTTGTGTCCACTTCCACCTCTCTCGTAAATAATCAGCTTTTTCTAAATCACCTGATTCTTTTGCATCGTTACCCCATTTTTCAATAGTAGAAAGTTTTGGAATATAACCTATTGTAAAGTTACAGGCAGTCTGAATTTCTAATGCGATTTCATCATCTGAAAACTTTTCATTTATTTTGCAAATAACATCATCGTCTTCATTTATATCTACTTCATTCCAATTAGTAAAAGAAATACCATTTAACGTACACGCTATCACTATACTTCCTCCTCTATTAAAACTAACTTATACTTCCATACGTTAATGTCTTTAAAACGATTATTGTACCTGAAGTCAGATTCTACTTTTTCAGCAGCTTCTTGTAAGTTTTCATCGTTTGATAATTTTGCAAGTCTACATAAATGTAAAATATTATTTACATCTTCTGTATTTAATATGATTTGATCATCTCGTAAGTCACACATTTATTTATTCTCCTTATTTTTGTTCATAAAATAGACATCAATTGACGTATGTAGATGGCCCAACCAATCTTCACTTATTGTCATTGACTCTATAACTTTGTTAATATTTTTATCTACTAATTGTATCTCTACTAAATCATCAGCTACATGGATAATTTGTAAGTCGATGCCTAGTAATTTTGATATTATTGTTTTGTCCATAATTTATTCCTTATATTGTTAAGTCATAAATATTGCACATAAATATGGCCATGTAAATATCAAAAATTGACAAAAACGCCTTTCTTAACAAGAAATAAAAAAATAAAAAAAATAAAAAAATTTAAAATGTTTTAAATTAGGCCTGTGGTCCGGAATTTAGCTAAATTGCTTTTCTTTAGCTAATGATTTAATGAATCCAATATGGTCCCTGACAAAGATTGAGCCAAAAAAAATTTTAAAAAAAAATTAAAAAAAAATTTTTATCAGGCGAATTAAATTTTACTTCAGTACGCAAAATATCGTGTACCAGTACGCAAAATATTGTCGTTTTTTTGTCTAATATTAGCAGCATTTTATTCTATTAAAAATGCACTGGTATCTATATATTATTTGTTAAGCCGATATTCACATTGGCAAATTAGGAACAAATTATGACAGAAGAAAAATTAGTATACGTTATATTTAATTGCACCTATAGAAATGGTGAAAATGAATATAAGGAAAATTGGACAGAAAGAATGCCAGCGGAACAATTAGATTCTTTTTTAAGAGATGATAATGTTCTTGCTGATTATATTGGATTCCCAGATTACAACGTATATGGCAATGGCTGGTGGGCATCACAATATAGGGAAGATGTAGTTAAACATTTTGACGTTCAGGAAATATCTGAAACAGTTTATGATGTTTTAAATAAATTCGATATATAAAAAAAGGAGATAAATAAAATGGACGCTACTGATAATTGGGTGCAATTCCAAGATGAATTATTTCGAACTTGTTTTGATTATGTTAAACGAGATCATAAGAATAATTTTAATGCAATAGACGACCATGAAAAATGGTGTATTAAAGAAATTTTAAAAATCGTTGATATGGGCGATTTAAGTAATGAAATATTAAATGGAGATAAAAACTAAAGATCGAAACGCACTGCGGTGCGTCGTAGTCTAGTTGACTGCCTGATGAGATCATCAGTAATTTAATTAAGGAACTAATTATGGCAAAAGTAATAAAACAAAAGTTGTGCAGCATAAACACTGGACTAAAAGATCAACTTGAAAAATTTGATCATAGACGTTCGGATAAAGTATTAAACTTCAAATATCGCAATGGTGCAAAAATCAAATATCTGGAGGTTAAAAATGGATAATAATAAAACACAAGTTATATGTGTGGATAATGATGGTGCTGCGATACAAAATATCTACGATGGTTGTATTGGATTTAATCTTAATACTGTGCGAGGGAAACAACTCGCAAATGAGTATTTTAGATTATGTTTAAAACATAAAACAGTTAGATTCACTGAAGTTACAAAGGAGAATAAATAAGATGACTGATGATAAATTAATTGAAACAACTTGCGACATTGCTGATATGATCTTGCGTTTAAAATTTGGTCAAGATTATGAAAAAAAATGCATTGTTTTTAAAAATGATGACTATGTTAAATATAGATCTAATTCACAAAAATTGTTTAATGAAATATATGATCAGGTTGAAAACTTAATATTAGAAATAGTAGGAGAAAAATAATGGCTAGAGAAATTAAAATTCGTGTTACAAAAGAAATAACAGAGATTCATACTTGTCCAGTTACTGACGAAGAGTATGAATTAATTCAAAATGGCGATCTTACGTTAGATGATGTCGTCTATGGTTGCGGTATGGAAAATAATAAAGTTGAAGAAGTTGATTCAGATTATTCTTATGAACGTGCTGGTAGTTTGGAGGTAAGATAATGACGACCGGAACTATTGATATGCATAACCTTGAAGTTTGTATTCATTGCGACAAATTTTGCCATTTTGGTAGTGGTAGATTTGTTAATCGTTATAGCGGATATATTGACCATAATGATACCACATATGAAGGATGGATTTGTGGTGATTGTGCTGCTAAATATGAAGCTGAATGGGATGAATATGATAAGGAGGTTAATTAGTGAATTATCATACTTACAAAATGAATATGCAATCTCTTGGTTTTACTCGTACTGAAAAAAATACGATGACTGATGAAGATATACGTTTGGTTGAGATGTTAAAATCTCACCATGAAATACATCATATTCGATATATGAAATGTGATTATAAATTATTAAAAGGGAGAAAAAAAATATGTCTGTAAAAAGAAAAATATTATTCAACACATGGAAAGAATTATCTTGTGGAAATTGGGTTATGATTGATGGTGATGATAATGGATATTCACCTGTCATTGCTCAATGTGAAGAAGAAATAGCAAAAGGTGATTATAGCGAATTGACTGCACCATATCAATACGATTGGACTGATCCAAACTACCTTGATACTGATGATTATAAACGTAGTCAGGGATTCGTTGATGAAATTAATAAAATATTTGGCACATCATTTGATGAAGATGATTTTGCTGGTAGATAAATTATAACGAAAGGAACAAAATGTTAGATTATATTATATTTGGCATCATCGATAATGCAGTGATGATCTTTGGTGCATTTAGCGGTCTTGAAGTTGAAAAGGCATTTGCTAAAAAACGTAGTTGTTATGGTGCTGTGATTGGTGCTGGTTTAGGCAATGCCTTATCCGATTTTCTCGGTGGATTAGGCAGTGGTAATTTAACGCTTGCTACAGGCACAGCAGTCGGTTGTTTGATCGGTCTATTGTTTATACCATTATGTGCCTTAATTCAGCATCTATTCAGGCGTGAATGGATGACAAACGATAGATACATCAAATACTACTTTGATCGTCTATATGGAAGAATTAGATATGGTAAGCATTCTAAAGAAATTACTTGGTCAGTTATGATGAAAATGATCGAGGATGTTATCAAAGATAAATTTCCAGAAGTAGAAGAATCTACTGATGAATGGTGTAAAATTATTGATGAACTTGCGTATAGATTTGAGTATGAGTTTAGTTGCAATTCTTATGAGGCCATACTAGATGATTATACAAAAGAAATGAGAGATTGTACTCAGGAATGGGAAGATCAAGAGAGATGTGTTTGTGTCAGGCAAAGACTCATAGACAAATTCTTCATTGATGCAGTTACTGATATTAAATTAGGTAAATTTCATTTAGGCGTTATCGAGTTTACTAATTAGTATTGCTGCTCCAGTAATCAATAGACTGTCTTAATCGGCAGTCTTTTTTTTTACCTGATAAAGTTAGATGATTCACAGATCAACCGCTGCAGTAAACGTCCATTAAACGTCAAATATGAGCGTTATAGATATAAAGAGATATAAACATATACATAGACACAAACATAAGAAGAAATACCATAGAGAGTTTACACTCCTCTAGCCATTTAAAAGACATCTCTATGCGTACACGCACGATAGCAACCTTTATGCCATCCCATAATTCTCCCAGAAAAATACTACAGAATATCTTAATTAATTAGCTAATTATTTACAACATTTTAGTATTGACTTTCATATAGAATTACTATCTAGATTTGCTTTTTTTGGGCAGGGCTTTTTTGGATACCCACCTCGGCTTTTTAAAAATGCCAAAAATTTTACGATTAGACCCATCGAAACGCTTTTATTTATTTCAGACTTTACAATATCGCCTTTCTAGACCATAAGAGGGGGTATGGAAGATTTACAAATAAGTGATTTGTCACAAATGACGTGCTATGATTGTAAAAATATTTTTTATGTTCGTGAGCTACCAATGAATTTAAATGACCCAAATTTTTGTCCTTTTTGTGGAGAGCAATTTGTAGAGGTAATAGATGTTGACGTTCAATAAACATTGTAGTGAATGTGGTTGCTTGGATACAAAAGATAATCCAGTGTGTGATATAATAGATAACGCTACAGGAATGACTGATTACCTGTGTGTAATATGTTTAGCAAAGGAGATAGATGAGCGACACTAACAGTGGATACCATGAGCCTAATGTTCCATATAGATATACGCAAAAAGCACAAGATGAACGTGATTGGAAAAAGACATTAGATAATAGTAATTTTGCAAGGACTATAGGGCAGAAACAGAAGTATCGTAATAACTACGATGATATTGATTGGTCTAAAAAATGAGTGCGAAAGAAATTTATGAAACAATCAAAGAAGGCGATAACAAAAAAAATTGGGCTATCAGCCAAGAGCTTGCAGAATTTAGAAGAAAAGCTGCTAAACAAACTAATAGATCAAGTGTTGATATTGATTTTTCTGATAGGAAAGCTCTTCAAACAGAAGTGATGAGCCATCTGTATACTGAATCTGGAAATGGTAATGCACAAGCATCTGCACAACTAGCAAAAATAGCTAGGTTGGGTGAAGAATCACAAGATATAATTATTGAGGTAGTTGATTTTGCAAACGCATACGAAGAGAATACAGTTACCACAACTGAAACCGAGGTTTTACCAAATAAACAGTTGGAAAGCCTTGGATCAGGGTGCGAAGAATCTACTGATTAGTTGGCCTAGACGACATGGTAAAGACGTTACTACTGCTAGTATACTGTCTAAACGTGCTATGACTAGAGTTGGCTCGTATTACTATTTATTTCCTACTCGTAAGTGGGCAGAACGTGCTATTTGGAACAACATTGTAACAATAAATGGTAAAGGTGGGCATCTATTAGACCTTATCTTTCCACCTGAAATAGTTACTTATAAAAACAATACTGATATGAAAGTTGGTCTTATTAATGGCTCTGTTATTAACTTTAGTGGTACAGATAACCTAGACTTTGTGGGCCAAGGTGGTTATGGCTACGCATTATCAGAGTTTTCTTTACATAAAGAGGAAGTTACAGGCTTTCTTGCACCAATATTAGACGAAGGTAACTCATGGATTATTATGAATGGTACAATGCGTGGTAAAAATAATCAGCTATATCGTATGTATGAAGCTAATAAAGAACATCCTGATTGGTTTTGCGAGTGGCTTACACCACAAGAAACTAAACGATATGCTTGGGTAGGTGATGAAATGAACTTAAACCCAGAGCTGTTACAAAAAATCGATCCCTTAACAGGGATACCATACTTAAATGTCCAAGACAGAGTTGACTCAAAGATGATCTCATATTCGTTAGCACGACAAGAATATCTCAACGAAGCAGTAGCAGATGTAGCTAATTCAGTGTATGGATATGAGATTACTAAATTAGAAAACGATAGTCATATAGGCGAATTTGACCCTAGTAATGAACTTGTATATACGTTTTGGGATTTAGGTGTTGATGACCCAACTGCCATAGTATTTGCTAAAATCATTCACCAAAAAATTTACATAATAGATTATTATGAAAACACAGGTTATGATATAAAGCATTATTTAGATATACTAACAGAAAAAAATTATAATTATGGTGGCCATTACTTGCCACATGACGCAAAGAAAAGACAGAACACTACTGGTGTAAACTTAATAGATTATTTACGAACAGAGTTTGCATTTGAAACTATTACTATACCAAAAACTAATTCAGTTAGAGATGATATAGAAATAGTAAGACGTAACCTACCAGGTGTATATTTTCATTCCCGGACCACCAAACTTATAGATATTTTAAAGAATTATCAATGGAATCCAGTTAGTGGTAAAGTGTTACATAACGAATATTCACATGGTGCTGATGCAATAAGAATGTTATTTATGGCTCAACATAATGGTATGATAAGACCTTATTTAACTAGAAAAAAAATAACACATCAAGTAACACATTACGAGGATACAGAGTTATGGGTATAACACCTTACCTTACTGCAAGTAAATTAATTCAATGTAAATCTGAATTTTTAGATATATTAGATTATTGTGGTAGACATGGTGTAATAATATCAACAGATAAAGTATTTGCTTGTGGTTATCCAACACATTCTGAATGTTTAAACGATAGTTGTAGCTTAATTGTTGACAAGCCAAATTGTTGGTATGTACATTTGCTCGCAGGTGACCCAAAATACATTTTTGATATGGTAAAACCATTAGAATATGTGTGTTTTGAAAGGTTTGACAACAAATATAGGTTATATAAATTTAGTAAATTAAAGAGAAGATATGGGAAGTAGATCAAAAAGAAAAGCACCTACGCCACCACCAATTCAACAAACGCCAAGTATAATGTCTGATTTAGACAGATCAAGTATGGCTCAATATCAACAAGCAGCAAGTGCTGATGATATGACTTTAGGTAGCACAATGTTAACTAAACCAAAAAGAAAAAAGAAAACTGGTGATGATACTACGTTAATGGGTAGTTACTAATGAATGGTAGTTCTATAATTAAAAAATACAATGCTATGAACTCTAATGTCATTGGCAATTGGATGAATTTATGGCAAGAATGTGCTGATTGGTGTTATCAAACAAACGATAACATAAATCGTATTCGTGTAGCAGGACAAGAAAAACCACCACAACGTATGATCGATACTTGTATAGAAGCTAACTATAACTTTGCTAGTGGTTTCTTTTCACATATGTTTCCACCAAATACTGTATGGGCTAGATATAGACATCCTTCTCCTTTGATGATGCAAAATGAAGAAGTAGCTGAATATTTTGAAGAAGTAAGTCGTATAGCACATAGAATACTTATTGGCTCTAACTTTGCACAAGAAGAGTTTCAGGCGTTATTATCTATGGGTTGTTTTGGAACAAACTGTTTGACGCTAGAAGAAGACGATAAAAATATTGTACGATTTAAAAATATAATTGTTTCAAATATTAGAATAGATGAGAATCATTTAGGCGAAGTAGATACAATTGCTACAGAATTTAAATTAACAATACGTCAAGCAATACAAAAATATGGAATAGAAGCTTTAAAAGCAGCAGATATACAAAACATTGAAAAAGATTTACAACATAACTTTGACAAAAAATATACTTTTATACAAATGATACAACCTAGATTAAACTATGATGTATCTAGTAAGAAAAATACAAACAAACCTTTTGCATCTATTCATGTTTGTAAAGAAACATCACAGATAGTTTTAGAATCAGGTTTTGATTACAATCCTTATAAAGTTTCTAGATTTATGGTTGGTAATGAAGAAGTATATGGTCGTTCTCCAATGAGTATGGTCCTTGGAACAGCAAGAAGAACTAATGTTGTATATAGATCATTAATGGTTTCGGCAGAACAACAATCAAATCCACAATGGTTAATACCTGATGATGATAGTGTAAGTGGTATGAGTAATAGAGCTGGTGCGTTTATTAGATGGAGAGCAACTAATCCAAATGGTAAACCTGAAAGATTACAACCTAATGGTAATCCACAACTTGCAAATGAAATATATAAACAACATGAAGATCAAATTAAACGTATGTTTTTTAATCATTTATTTAGACCACTGGACCAATATAGAAACATGACTGCTACAGAAGTAAATGAAAGAATGACTACTGATCTAATGACTTTATCACCATTTGTTGCACGATATATTGAAGAACATATTACACCTGTTATGGAACATATTTATTACATTATTGCAAAGAAAAAACTTTTACCACCACTGCCTGAAGCATTAGCAGATGCACCTGAATACGAAATAGATTATGTTGGTAGATTATCTATGGCCACTAAATCGTTTGAAGTTATGGGTGCAATGCAAACATTAAGAATGTTTGGCGAGGTTGCACAATTAGATCAAAGAATGTTAAAAACATTAGACAATGTTTCACCTGATAAATTATTTAGAGAAGTATGGTACGCTAATAGTTCAAGTATGAATGCATTAAAATCTCTTGACGAAGTTAAAAAAGAAAGAGAAGAAATGAAAGCTAAATTTGAAGAACAACAGCAACTAGCACAATTACCTGCATTAGCAGATGCTGCTCAAAAAATGAGTGGTAGTGTCAAACCAGATAGTTTATTAGGAGAAACACAAGAAGATGAGCAATAGTGAAATAATTAAATTAGTCGGAAGTTACAAATCAATATTTAAAACATCAAATGGAGAAGAAGTATTATCTGATCTACGCAAGTTTAGTGGTATTGATGAACAATCAGGGTCAGAGCTTACCCTTGCACAATGTGCATATCGAAACGCATTACAAGATTTCTATAGATATATCGAAGCAATGGTATCAGAAAATGAGTAACGAAACATTTATACAAAGAGTTAAAACATATGTCCGAGCTAATGAAGGATATAAAAATTATGTCTATAAAGATAGTCGTGGTTTTTTATCTATGGGATATGGACATAAATTAACTGAAGAAGAAAAAAAGAAATACAAATTAGGAGATATGGTAGATGAAAAATTACTTGAAGATTATTGGGAAAAAGATTGGAACATTCATTACGCAGCTGCTCAAAAAATTCCGGGATATAATTCGTTAAATGATGATCAAAAAGAAGTTTTAATTGATTTAACTTTTAACATGGGTGTTAATTGGATGGATAAATTTCCAAACATGATGAAAAATATTTTATTAGCATCTCAAACTAACAACCCTAATATGAAAAAAAAGTATATTAGTTTAGCTGCTGCAGAACTTAAATATAAAAATTATGAAAAAGATAATTTAGAAACAACTAAATATTGGAATCAAGTTAAAAGTAGAGCTTGGAAAAACTTTGATAAATTAATGGGAAATTACGATCAACCAGATATTTTAAATTATGGTAGTTATGATAACGAGTTTGGTTTAGATGCAGAAGAATTAATGAGGCCTGCTGAAATGCCAAACTTTGCTGATGATGCAACTTTTGGAAGGAGGGGAGTATAATGTATCATAAAAAATTAGTAAAACCAATGAAGAAAAAAACACCTGGTAAATTAAAAAAACCAACAACTAAAACTAAACCACCAAAAAAAACAACAAAAAAAACATATTAAAAGTAAAGGAAAGTTATGAGTGAAGAACAGACACCTGTAGAAACACCTGTTGAAACAACAGATACTGTAGAACAGCCTGTAATGCTTAACGATGAAGGGAACTTCAATGCAGATTGGCTACAAGGATTACCAGATGACCTAGGTAATCATTCAATATGGAATAAGTATAATAATCCAATTGACCTAGCAAAAGGTGCAATAAATGCACAAAGCATGGTTGGTGGTAAATTAGAAGACTTATTAGCATCAGAAGATCAAAATGATATTGATAAAGTGCATGAACTGTTAGGTGTACCTACAACTGTTGATGGATATGCGTTAAACATTGAAGCACCTGAAGGTATAGAACTTGATGATAGTCGTATACAAGCATTTAAAGAATTAGCATTTGAACATGGTATTTCTAATAATGCAGTACAAGCTCTTATTGATTTTGATATGAAAGCATTAGCTGATTCTGTAGCACAAGAAGATGTAGACTATGATGTTTCTGTTAATGATGCTGAAGCTGAATTAAGAGAAATATGGAAAGGTGATCAATTTGATTACAATATGAGTAAAGTTGCTGAAGTTATGGAATTTATGGGATTAGAAGAACTTATGGATGATCCTTCTATCGGAAATAACGTGCAATTAATTCAAGCATTGTATAATAATGTTTTACCTTTGATTGATAATGATGATCTTATTCAACAAAAAAATAATGACAATTATGCATCTTTAAGTGATCAAGAAAAAGAATTAAGACATAAAATGGATACATACACTGGAAGCACTAGTGATCATGTATATCAACAATGGATGAAAGAAAGAGGAAGCTTATTAGAAAAATTAACTTGACAAAAATATAAGTAATTTTGTATAGCAAAAAACAGATTTAAGAACAGATACCTCCTTGTGAGCCTGGTGTAGAATCAAAGCTGAAAAGCTAATATTAGGTTTGACCCACAATGTGTGGACACTCAAGGCCGACAAACGTAAATTATAACAATTAAATGGGGGTATATTATGGCGGGAAATCTGCTTAATACTTATGTAATTGGTTTTGACAGAGCTATCAGAGAAACTGTTGAAGTCAAAGGTGGTAAGATGCGTCCTTACGTTCAGTTAGCTACAGGCGACTTGTTTCGTAAAGAAGGCGTTTACCAAAGAACTACTGGTGGTGGATTACCATCTAAAGTAGTAAACCGATTCGGAGATTCTCCAGTATCGGATATCGACTACAGTCGTAGACGTACATCAAGAATTGCTTACCAAGATGGTCAATTTATGGATTGGGCCGATGTAAGCAAAATGGGTGTTGATCCTCGAAACGCTAAACTTCAAATTATGAAGAATAAATTTATGCGTCAAGAAGACATCATCATCGACAGAGCATTATTAGGTGCTGCTAAAGGTGGAGTTGAAGGTGAAACTGATACTAAACTAAAAGACCAAGCTAATGCTGTTAGTGTTGATGCTGCTAATGACAACAACTACAAGTTAACTTATAAGAAGTTCCTTTCTGTTTTAGAAAAGTTCGGAAATAATTCTGTAGATGTTGACACTACACCACCTATATTCAAAATCACATGGACACAATGGAAGCACATTATGGAAGATGATAACTTCATCAACTTTGATTACACTGCTTCTAGACCATTAGATTCACAAGTCGGAACTATTTATGACTACATGGGTGCGAAATTCTGCATCAGTAACATTGTTCCATTCATAAATAGAACACCTGCTGAAATCGAAACACTTGAAGGAAGTTACACTTCTACTTCAGAAACATTAGAAGCATACTTCGAGTTAGACGATGATAGCATTGATACAGGCGTTGGTAAGTGGAAATCTGCTTCAACAGATAGCACTCGCCTATGTTATGCATTCATGCCTGACGCAGGATTATTGGAAATCAACCCTGATCTAACTTCAAAAATTAGTGAAAGAGCTGATAAATCGTTCAACTATTACGCTTACATGAAAGCAGAGTTCGGTGCTGTTAGAATGGAAGAGGAAAAAGTAGTTGTATTACCTTGTCAAGATTCATAAGTGGAGGATAATTAGATGGCAAACTTTAACACAGATATTGTTACAGCTATTAATACTGCTAACAATCTTCAACATCCATCAGATTACTTGGGAAATGTTCAGTACATACCTGTAAAATTTACTACAGATCATGCTGACATGACTGGTGATACTGTTACTTTAACTGGTACATTACCACCTAATGCTAAAGTAATAGCTGTGTCTTTATTGCATACAGCAATAGCTTCTGCTAACCAAGTTGATCTTGGTACAGTAGCAGAGCCTGATGCTCTTCTTGCAAATGAAGACTTAACTTCAGCTGGGACTATATTATTCCCAGAAGGAGCTACTGGTGATAAAACTGATGGTGTTGCTTATGCTGTTGGTGGAGAGAAATTAATTCTTACATTCAACGCTGGTGCAATGGATTCAGATTCTATTGAAGGTTACATATTAATTGCAACTGATCAATAATACTTAATGGGAGGGTAAAACCTCCCTTAACTTTTCGGAGAAACAATGTCTTACGCAAGTAAAACTATAGCTACAAATTTAGCATTATCAAAATTAGGGAACGATAGGTTACAAATAACAGATTTCGATAGTGATGCAACAGTTGCTGGTGTACAAGCAAGATTGCATTATGATCCTACATTAGAAGAACTAACAAGAATGCATAATTGGAATTGTTGTAAAAAAAGAGTACAGTTAGGTGCATTTAAAATTAACATAACAACAGGAAGTAACTTACAAGGCGATGGTGCTTTTAATGGTGATCTTACTGCATCATCTACTGATAGCAATGGTTTTCCTGTTTATACAAGCACAGAAACTACTGCAACAGCAGAAGGATATGCGAAAGTAGAAAGAGCAGTTACAGGCACAGGTGCAAAGGTTTGGCAAGTAAGTTTAGGATTAGGTAGTAGCACTACTACATCAACTTTAGAAAATACTAATTATAGTCCTAATGGAGATTATGCTGGTGGTAGTTCAGCAGCTTCTGGTTTTGGATTAACTATTTCTATAGTAGCACCTGATTTTGAATATGATTATTCTTATAGAATACCATCAGATGCACAACGATCAGTTTATTTAACAGATCAATCATCTTCTTACAGATATGCTAAATCAAATTTTGCATGGAAAAGAGAAGGTAATGCAATACTTACAGATTTTACACCAATATATATGTGCTACGAAGCTATACCAGATACAACAGATTTTG